TCCAATTTTTCACGATAAGTTTCTTCACTTTCAAACTCTACACTTTCGGCAAGTGAGGCAAGCTTTTCTTTCTGTGTGGAAGCGAGTCCTTCAGAAACTTGATCGAGGATATTGTCTGAAACGGACTCAGCGAGTCTCTTATTCAGACCAATGTTTCTCTCAATCTGCTCATTGAGTTTGGTCTCCATATCATCTAATTTTTCTACCATGCTCTCAAGCACATCATATTTATCTTCAGGGATTGATACATAATGTTCTTCAAAAAGATTTCTCATTCCAGTAAGGAATGATTCAGTCATTTCGGTCTTAAGACCTTTTTCGATAACGAGTGCGTTTTCTTCAAACCACTCATCAGCGACATACTCAAGGTAAGAATCGACACGCTCTGCAAGTTGCTCTTTAACAGTATCGAACTCTTCAGCGATCTTTTCTTTCTCTTCAGCGATTTGAACGTTGAGTTGCTCTTCCATCTCAACTTTGATCGATGCGACCTTAGCAGAGATTGCAGTTTCAAAGATAATTTTTGCTTTATCTTTGAAGTCCTCGGAGAGTTCTTCGCCACCAAGCAGAGCATTGACATCTTCTTCCATGTCATACTCAACAATGGTTTCTTCAGTAGTTTCTTCTTCAGTAACTACTTCTTCCTCAGCAACTACTTCATCAGTAGTAGCTTCTTCTTCTTCAATTACATCTTCGGTGGAGAGTTCTTCTTCCTCCTTTTTCATAGTTGGCATTGGGTCTGCTTTCCCTGCACTCTTTGTAATTACATCCTTAACTTGCTTAAGGGTTCCGCCTGGAGTTTTCAGTTTTGCTGAATCGTCATCAGACTTGTAATTTTCTGGGGTAGGTCCACCCAGATCTTCGACTGCACCCAATTGGGTTCCTGGATCTGCCATGGTTGGCATAGGATCTCCCGCCTTCGCACCAGCGTTAACTGCAGTACGGGATTGCTGTGTCTTTACTTCCATTTCTTGTAGTGATTTTCCACGAGACATTTGAACTCTCCGATTACCTCTGATTTTAATCTATATTTATTTATAAATTTATAAATTAGAAAGGAATTGATCAAATAAGAATAACTTATTCTCTTCTAATTGTTTTGTATCGACAAGTGTATTAATTCTTTTTTTTGTCATTTCTGCTTGTCTTTCACGAAGGATTCCTCCTTCCCAAACCCAATCTTTTCCTTCCATAATACCTTCAACAAATGCATCCGGCGCAGAAGGATCAGCAACGATATCAGCAGCAGTTGCTAACATAAAATCGTCACCAACAATATTGACTCCCTCTCTTGTTGTTTTGAGTGAACCAATACCACGAGAAGAAACACCTAATTTCACACCCTCATCGATTAATGAAGAAGCAATCTTACCCATAGGGGTGCTAAGAATTTTTGCTTTACCAATAAAGTTAGAACCACTCTCTTTCAGAGAAACGATCTTGTGTGAAACACGGTCGAGATTTACAGTTGGACCATCAGGATGACCCAGTTCACCCAATGCTCTTCCAGAAACAATGTTGCTTTCGTTGTAACGAGCAACTTCTTTCCTCAGAGTTTCCATTGGATACATACGACCATTACGGTTTTTGATCTCTCCTTGAAGGAAAACTCCCTCAATATAAAGAGACTTCTTACCACTCTTGGTAGTTTCAACCAAGAACTTTACTGATTCGATTTCTTCTCTGATAAGTTTCATTTTTTTAATTGGTGAATCCTACTTGTGCTCCTTTTACTGCATTATTTGCAGCAAATACACAATGACTTGGTTGTTTTTCTAAAACTTCTACAGTTCCCCTAATCATAGTAAAAGAACCAACAACCGCACCACTCTGTTCTGCAACAACGGTAACTAAATGGTCTGCACTAGAAGAAGTATTAACTAAGCGAACAGCAGTCGCAGAGGAAAAACTAGTTGCTGTACCTGTATTTACTGGTAGTTGTGCTTCCGCAGCTTTAATCAGTGTCCTAGACATTTTTATATGATTGTTATGTTTTATTTATAAATCATTCTTCTTCCTCAGTAGATTCCTCTTCGGTCTCTACTTCGGTTTCCATTTCTGCTTCGATTTCAGTATCAGGTTCTCCAAAAGTAGAACCAGCAACTACAGGTCTAAAAGCATCGACTCTTGCTGCTGTCTTTGCATACAGCAAATCTTTAATGGTATCACTGATTTGGGAAGGTGACTCATCAGTAACCATCATATCTAGTAGTTCTTCCATTTATAATAAGTATGATATACTACCAGTATTTATACTATATTTCCCCTCCCTTTGGAAGTTCTGGTGCTTCAGTTGCACTACCATCAATTTCTGGTTCTACTGGTGCAGAAATGTTTTGTCCAACTGCCGGATCTTCATTTGCAAATGATACCCCAGTCGCAGGATCAATTGCTGCAGGATCGGGTATAATACCTGCTTTAATTTCTTTATCAATCAATTTGTCCTGCTCAATAATTTCAATATCTGTTTGACGCAGAATCTTACGACGTACATAATCCTGAGAATAGTACTTGCCAACATATGGTTCTGCTGACTGAAGAAGAGACAATCTCTCATTCATTAACTCAGTATCTTTTAATTCTGAGAAATGGTTATCATATAAGAAATCATATTGAATGTGCTCGCTCATTTTTTCCCAGTCTTCTGGAGTTACAATATTCTTAAGAATAAGTTGAGTCTTAAGCATATCATTAAACATATTTGAGAATCTCTTTCTCAAACGTCCAACAAATTTCGTGAATTTTAATTCGTCCCTAAGGATTTCAGATGATCTACCCAAATTAAATCCACCTTCTCCGTCCATACGCGACGGCGGAACATTAAGGGCCCTGTAAAGTTTTTTCTTAAAGTATTCAATATCAGTGATCTCTCCCAAGTTTTGACCACCAGGCAGAGTAGAAATTTCAGTTCCACGTCCACCTTCCCTTCTAGGGAGCCAGAAGTCCTCAAGCATAGACATGTATTTTTTGTCATCACGAACTTCTCCAGTGTTTGCATCATATACTAATTTGTTACGATAACGATTCATAACATCACGCAGATATTGTTCTGCCTTAACCTTTGGAAGATTTCCAACATCAATGTAAAAAATTCTACGTTCTGGTGCTCTACTTAAGCGATAGATGACCAGAGAATCCTCAATCATTCGAAGTTGATTAAGTGCTTTAATTGCCTTGTGAAGATATGAAAGTGTAATACCCTTATTTCTATCTACGAGACCAGAAGTACAGTAGGTGATGGCATCTTTTGCCATTTTAATTCCTTGACTTCCTCCACTCTGAGTTGCTGAAGTAGTCCCTGCTGAATTTCCTGCTTTTGGATTATAGATGAAGAACTCTTCAATCTCAGGAAAATCATACTCCATAGGATCTTTCAACCCTCTGAGTTGGTTATTCAGATTTTGTGTTTCTCCTGGTTTCTTCTTTTGTTGACGAATATAACGCATTTTCATTGCGTCAATATATCTCAACTCTTTAATTCCCTCTTGGGGATTCTTCAAATCAATAATTTTATGATAGTAAATACGACCATCAATATACCAATTCCTATAAATTTCGTGCGACTTCTTATCAAAGTCTAAAAGATCTAGAATATGTTTAAACTCTTTTCTAATCTTTGTCTTAATACCGTCACTAGCATTAAGATTTGAAAGTTCAATCTCTACAGGACTATCATTTGTGTCTGAAACAATTGCTTCATTTACAATATCTTCAATAGCACTATCAACTTCTGGGTGAAGAGACATCTCACGATATCGTTTAATTAAATCAAACTCACTTCTGAATACACCTTCAAGGTCTACGTAACTGCCAAAAAAACCACTAGTCGCATAGTGATCAACCGAATCCTCATTGTTAGGAGGAACGGGTGATACGGCACTCTGCGATAGTGGTTCAGAATTCTCAATAGAGAATCCAAATAACTTTGACGACATAATGATTTATAGTTTAGTCCTTTCAATATATTTATGAAAGGACTAAACCCAGAATATCACTCTTCTCCTCCAGTGTTGGTATCTGCTCTATCCCTATCCAGTGCTCCTCTACTCCAAGAATTAACCTGGAATTCTACAGTGAACTCTTCAATCTGATCGCTATTGTCATATGACAAGTCAATCTGAGAAACATTAGTTGGGAAAATATCAATGAAGTTATACTGTGCAAGTATAATATTTGCATCACCTGAGTTATTCGTACTAGATGCTACATTTCCTCTACCAAGTTGATAGACGGTAGCATCTGTCATATAAGAAATTGGGTTTGTTGTACCAATGTTATTGGAAAGTTTTGCCATGTGCTCTACCCATGCCTCAAACCCATATCTGAGACCGAAATTCTCATCATTGATAACTGTTACAGTCCAGGTATCGACTGTTCTGTCACCAGCAACCTTGAAGATGCGTCCTCTGAAAGGAACATCAATTTGTGCAATGTTGGAAGCAGGAAGTGCTGCCGACTTACACATGAACTGGAACGTATCAGCATTCCATGCATCTGAGATAGCAGCGGGGAATGTGGATAACTCAACCTCAAACAGATTGGGGCGTGCGCCACCGCCAATCAGTTGTGATTTAAATGTTGAAAGACTTTTGTTTGCTCTTGTGGCCATTGTTTTACTCCTCCTTTAGGTATTTATGATAAAATTAAATCAAACTCTACCTGCTACTTCTTCAAAACTAACTCCTGTGCGTGTAGCAACAAAGGTCAGAGTGATGTAGTTAATAGACTTGGCAGGTTTCAGATAGATATCTGCTCTAAACTCATTATTATCAATAATATCAGGAGTGTTGTTGGTCTCATCACAAACAACGAGGAATCCAAAAAGACCTCTCTTCGCTTCAACATCACGGAGATATGGTTCAACAATGTTTCTGAAGTTTGCTCTTGTCAACTCATCATTGAGTTCGAAGAGTTGTGCATTTGCTGCACTCTCCAGTGCTTGCTCAATTGTAAGGAACAAACGGCGAACATTAATTCTATCAAACGCAGATGCGTAAGATAGAGCAGTTTTATCACCGAAAAGGTATGTTCCTTGCCCAGCCTGAGTCACAAAGGAGTTAATTCTGTTAGGATACAGTTTATCTCTCTGTGCCTTGGATGGGTTATATGCGAGTTTGATTGCATTATTCAATGTACCTCTTGCCTGACCTGCAGGTGAGAACCATGGGAATGCAACAATATTTGTGCGAGTCATCATACCAGCAACATCAGCGTTACAAGGCAGATAGCGGAACTTATTATTAAAACGATCGTATTGATACTTATAACCACTATCAAATACGGCATATGAAGAAGAAGTCAGAGGAGTAAAATACTCAATCAGGTTATTTGTTTGAGTTGTCGTATTTGACTGTCCAACCAAATCTGCTCTGTGAGGACCGATCAGAGCCATACAATCCTTTCTTTGTTCTGCCAGAGAAATAAGATAGTTTGCCTTTGCCTGCGATTCTGCTTTTTCAGTGCATCCTGGACCCATGATCAGATAATCAACTTCTACTTCATCCTTATTTGATAAGTATGAATATGCAGTTTGGATGTTACCAAGAGTTGCTTTGAACTCATCAGTTGCTCCAGCATTGCCATAGTTCTTACCTCCAGAAAGAGTGTAAGATACGTTACCAATTGCGGAGAATGTTACTCCCTGTGCTGCTTGTCCCCAAGTACCATCGCCGGTTGAAATTGCGGTGAACGAAGCAGATGGAACACCAGTATATGCAGTAAATCCAGTTGCAACTGGAGTTGTACCATGATATAAATCTGTTGCTGCTGATGGACTTTTACCTGCAAATACGTTAGCAGAGAAATCTGCGATATAATCCTTATAGTAAACTTTCAGTGGAGAGTTAACTGCGGAGATTGTATCTGTTGCCTTAGAAAGACTGATGTGCTTCTCAAGAACATTGCCTTGAATTCCTGTTACAGAACCCTTGTCATCAACAACTACAACGTGAATACCATCATTGTAACCATTTCTTGTGGTTACAAAGTTATTTGCAGTTGGTCTTGGAGCAATAGACTTCCAATATACTGTGGAATTTGTAAGTCCAAGAGTTTGTTGATCATACCAATCAACTGCAGTAGCAACTGCAACACCAGCAGAAGAAGCACCACTTGCTCCAACAAAACTTAGAGTATCCGATGTATCAAATGCTGCATATGCAGTTCCTTCTTGATATTCGATTTTAGTTTCTGTTGCGCCACCGCCTACGGTATGAACGCGAGAAACAATCTTTACATCGATAGTGCTAGAACCGGTTGTAGAAGTGGTGACTCCTGTAATGATTCCCTTCAGATATCCAGTAAAAGAAGAAGTCGTCCCCAAACCAGGAATTGTTACTGCGGAAATTGCTGCGGTAACACCAGCGCCAACTGTTGCGCCCATAGAAACCAAATTAGTGGTTGTAATTCCTATGGTTTGATCAGCAAAATTATCGATGACACAAACCATCATATCATCTGCCCAAGTGCCAGGATTTCTAGCAGCCCAAGAAAAGTCTGTTGCTGAATCGTGGTTCTCTGAATAGTCGTCGTAGTTCTCAATTAAGAGTGACGTAGTAGCAGCAATACCAACACCTGCATTAGAATTGGTGAGAGTGCTTCCAGATGCTCTTACTACCTTAAGAACGCCGCCGTAAGAAAGATATGAAGATGCAGACATCCAGTACTCATACTGGTTACCACTTGCTTGTGGCTTACCGAATACATCGATAAGTGCTTGCTCACTATCAACTTGAATACACTCATTTACAGGACCGATTGCGAAAGGACCCGCAATTGCTCCAATATTATCTAAAACATTATCAACTCTACCTTTGGTTAGGTCAACTTCTCTGACGAGTACGCCTGGAGATAATTGAGGAGTCGCCATTTTTTTCTCCGTAATCTCATGTTTATCTGAAAATATTTATTAAAAAAACACTTTTCACGGGGGAAACACGACGTGAACTACCAATCAGGATATTCCCAGTTGTTATTATGCCTTCTACTTTTTTTTATTCTATCAATAGTACACTCTTTGCATTCATAAGAGTATGAAGATGCTACTGGTCCTCTATTTTTTCTCGTTCTATAAAATCCTTCTACTAAATTTTTAATCTCCCCACAAGTTCTACATTTTCTATCGTTGAGAAGTAAATGACCTAGTTTTATCTGCTTATCGAATTCCATTAATATCTCCACATATAGTCCATACCTCCTGCGGTATCGCCATATTCATCAGCTTTAAACCATCTATCTCCATCACTATCAGTAAAACTGTCATCTCCTGTACCATCATCCATGAAACCGAATGGTGCCATATCTTGTTCTATCTGATTCTTCTGTTCTTCATATAATCTTTTACGAACATCCTGTTCAGTTAGTTCTTTGAAATAGTCCATCTGAACTAACCAAGCATAGATAACCAGACACATAGCAAGGTCATCATTGCAACCTTCTTCTGCTTCAAATGAATTGTGCTTTGAGATAAACGTAGTTAATTCTGAAATAATCTCATAATCGTTAAAAATTAACTTATCTTCTTCGATCAAAGTTTTAAGATTAAGTGACCCAACCTTCTTCACAGTCTTGGACATCTTTACGCCCAACTGTGTTTTCTTACCAGAGAATCCTTGACCGACAATCTGCCCTGCTCTGCCCCTCATAGAGCACATTAGTAGGTTTTGATACTCAAGGTCATATTGTAGGATAGATGCCACCTGATCGCCAATGTCGTTGACCTCACATAGTATAAAGGCACTATTATAATTCTTTGCCACTTCATAGATGATATTGGGAAATAGCATCGGTTTGATGTCATTGTTCCGATACTTAGCAACCACTCTATGAGGGAACTCTGTAATATCTACACAAACAAATGCAGAGTAATCTTCTCCAACTCCTCTAGCAACGTCAACAGTCATTACGTAATCGTGGTTCTCCTTTGAAGGTTCATAAATGTCTAATCCTGCATTTTGTTTGAGTGGAGATTCATATACCATGCTCCTTAATTTACTTGGAGCAATCAGGGTATCAACAGAACCTAAGAATTCGCATTCAAACTCAACTTTGAACTGTTGTTCTGATGTGTTAGCAATGGTTTGAGATTTCCACTTTGCATCTCTACCTGGAACTTCTGACCAATGAACATCTGTAGGTAAATATTCATTTTTCTGTCGCTCTGCATCGTGCCACATACGGTAGAAATGATTCATACCATGAGGCGTTGAAACAATAATTACCTTCGTGCTTTTACCAGAAGTAATAGTAGGATAAACAGAGGCAAAGAACGAATCAGCAATGTGATTTGGGACGAACGCGAATTCGTCGAGAAAGAGGATGTTAAATGACATACCTCGGACAGCACTTGCAGATGTAGAAGCTGCCAATATTTTACTGCCATTTTCTAACTCCAATGAACCTCTATTCCATGCTATTATACCTTGCTGCATCCACTTAGGTAAGTTTTCATATGCAGTCTGTAATCTCCCTAAGAGTTCTCTAGCAGTTGCTGCTTTGTTTGCTAGAATACCAATATTAACACTATCATTAAATACTGCATAGTGTAATAAAAAAGATACCACAGTTGTAGACTTACCAGTCTGTCGGGGCATCTTACAGATATTAAATCTGTTGTTGTGGAAGTTATCGATTAACTTCTCCTGAAAGTCATAAGGGATGAAAGGTTGAAGACCTGCATCCAGAGTAACGATCTTTACATAATTTTTAGTAAAGTAAACAGGGTTCTGTTTACATTTAATAAACTCTTCAACCTGCTCCTGAGTAAACTCAATTGAAGTATTTGCTTTTTTTAGATTAGGATTACCAAGATAAATTTCACTCATAAAAATTAATCAGCAATTCCAAGCTCTAAGGGATTTGTTAATTCTACTATCGGGGTCTCTAGCAGTTTTGGTAGAAGTTAGTTTCTTCTTCATGCCTTTCATTCTCGCACAAAAAGACGCTCTCCTAGGGTTGCCAACTTTTTTTGAAGGTGCCTTAAGATCGCTTCCTGGGTTTTCACGCTCATACGACTT